TATCCCATTTGCACGCAGGACATCGAATGCTAATCTCCGGCTGCACCTGACACCCGAGCAGATGCCCGAAGGGATTTACTGGTGGTTCACGGAGCACGGAGAATCCTCAAGATAGCAGCTAATAGCTGCTATCCTCAACATTCTAAACGGTCTCGACGCCAGTCAATTAGTTATTTACCCTGCTTGCGCAGCGGCTTCTTTGCTTTCTTCTTCGTTGCCATGCGTGCCTCCCTTCGCGCAGAATTTTCAGCCAGAGAAGTCTAGATACTATTAACTTGAACCCGCACCTTGGAACCAACAGGCAGGCACTTCGCTGCTTCCGGCTCCAAGTGAATCGTCATGTGCCGATACTCCTCGTCATTAGGAGCCACAATCTGGACTTTGATTCCTCCCCCGTTCGTTGTTACCTGCGAGTCAACAGTCCAAAAGAACGTCATTTGTGCATTGCCGAGCGTTGTATCCTCCGTATTTCTCCACTCACTCATTTGCCCCCGCGTTGCATCATGGCCAAGATAAGCCACGTGCTTTCCGTCGTGCCCTTTTGGCAAGCTACAAGAAGGGTAGCATGTGCCCGGGGCTCTTTCCATGCAAAGTTTGCCGCTGTACATAATTTCAGGTCCTCCTTCAGCCCAAAAGGGGGTTCATCCCCCGATTCAACAGGTCAAAATGACACAATTTAATCAAACTCTTTAGAATCAATCAAATCTGTTCGTCTCTCTTTCGCGCGGTAATACCTTCCCAAAAAACAAACTTTTACAACAACACACCCCCTAGAGAGAGACGAACAGATATTATTGAAAACATTACTAAAACTACTTGTCACGTTTTCGTCTTAGCGCGGGTCTCATTTTGTATGAAGAACTGGAATCTCGACAGTAACCTCAAAGGTGCCGCAGGTGAGTTACTTGTCGCTCAAGATTTAATTCATCGCGGCTATTTTGTCTTTTCTCCCATTACGTACTGTAAAGCACCGTGCGATTTAATCGCGCTAGAACCAACCTCACGCGAACTAGCTCGCATCGAAGTCAAAACTAAATATGACAGAAGCGAAGCTACTCGTAGAGATTGGAAATTTGACGTGCTTGCTCGCTACAACGAAGCAGACGAATCGGTAACCTATGAACCAACGTTAGCTCAATGGTTCCAAACACGTCGCACCACACGCCACCGAAAGTCTGAAAAGCAACCTACAGCAATTCAGCGATACATCGCCGAGCACGAGGGTCAGAGCAAAGAAACTTAGTTGCGCATCCCCTCCGGTGTCACAATTTGCAGAGTCGTGCCGTCCTTGCGGTCATAGATGTAAGCGACTTCATCATTGGCCGTAAATACGGCCTGCTTCCCAAGCCGCTGCCACGTTGCAAGCAACGAGGTGATCTGTTCTCCATCGAATCTCATACTTGGATGCCCATTCCTTTCAGGAAGTTCTTGTCGTCGAACGCCTGTGGCGTTTGCACCTCTGGATTTGCAGATGGGAACCAGAACTGCAGGCTTCCATTGGCTGCCGGTGCCATCTCAACATCGTCATGCAGACTAAATCGCAGCAGGAACAGCATCAGTGAAAGCACTTTGACCTTGGATCGCATTAGCTCCTCCGTGCCTTTGGCACCCTCGAAATCTGATAATACCTGTCCCAAATCAAACGACGTGTTGCGCGTGGAATCCCTGCCGCACGCATTGCCTTCGTAAGTGCCTCCCGGCGTGCCACGCACTTAATGAACACATCCTTTACAAATCGTTTCACCGATCCAATGCCTGTGTCTGGTGTATTGCACGGTCGTGTCTTGTTGCTGCACGGCCCGAAATGAATCGCTGCGGTGCACTCCTCGTGCCCCGGTCTTGAGCGATCCCAATGAAAATGCACCATGTAGATTCGATCGTCTGTGACAATCAGCCTCATTTGCCCTCCAACTCAGCGTGCGTTGCACGAACTAAACTCTCCGAAATCTCCGGACCCAGTACCTCACGAAGCAATGCTTCATGCGGGGTACCACTATCTGCATTGCAATACGGCCATCCCGCCTGCGTTGCAAACATCGTTCCTGTACGATGGCCCAAATCATCTCGTTCCATGCGTGCCCTCCAAAACTAATTGCAGGTAGCACATCAGCCATCAGCCCTTAGTGCCCCTGTTAGGTCAAGGTACTTGAGGTGTTGGCCTATTTCTGCGCCCTCTTCCCTTTACCCGCAACGGACTAGCCGTTGAACTCAGCAATATAGGCATTACTGGGAACCTAACAACCTGCAAACTTGTTGCACCGCAGTGCTCTACACCCCAGAGGAAATCCTCATCGGGAGGGCGCGAATTCCCTCCGGGGTGCACGGCACTCGGGAGCGAATGCTCCTACCGAGCGCATGGGCGTACTAGGAACTTCCGCCCAATCTTTGGTTCATATCTTGCACGAAGCTCAATACCGCGTCGTGCGCCTTCCAGTAACTCTTCCAATCGTTCGTGTGTCTTCCGCACGCCATGCTGTTCGAGCTTGCGTGCCAACACCTCAACCAGCAACTCTACCTGCTCCTCTTCCATGCGCCCTCCAAGGCAATTGAATTGTCCCCCCAAAGAACATATACGCAAGCATAACACCCGCATCAATGCACGAAGTAGAGAGATAATCCAGCATATCTACTCCATAATACCAATCACCTCGTACAAGATACCAAATCCATCCTGCGTGTTCTACGTGCATAAGCCCTCCACAACCCTCAGCAAGCCAAGGGTTGCGCAATGCTTACTTTCCAACCAGTTCCAACGGTGCATCAGCATCCGGCAATGTTGTAAATGTAATCGGATGCCCTGTTTCCTTGGCTGCGATAATCATACCAAGTACCTCATTCGGTTGATCCTCGGCAGCGTGATTGCATGTATGCACAACAATGAGCTGATGTGGAGCGAACATGGTCAAGTCATTGTACTGCTTGACCTTTTCCGCTCTAACCTCAGCAATTGTCCGGGCCGTCGAAACTATTTTCCCGTTGATGATCTTGCTGGGGCAGAAGCACTCTGCCAGTGGCGGATCTGCCCCAATAAGGTGACAGGGACAACCATTGGCACTGCATTTGCCGTTGCTAACTGTGCAAAAACAATGCGTGGAGCCATTTACTCCAATGCACTGCTGTAGCCTGCCTGAACCCGAACAGGCTTGACAAGTGTCGCTGGCCGAGGCCGCTACGCACATTAGCATAGCAAACCCAGCCAATAATATAATTCTTTTCATTTGCGTTCTCCTTTTGAGTTACTTCGTCACTTGCAGTGTTCCATCGAGAAACACTTTCGTGCAGCCTCCGCCGCGTCCTGATCTACACCGCGCGGCGAAATCAATATGCACCGTGATGTTGACTGCGGCACCTGTTGAGTCCGTCCCACTAGCAGCGCCATCAATCTTCACATCACTCTGCAATCGAAAGTCCGCCGTGCCTTGCAGATTACTGAACGATGCTTGCGAGCCATCTGGCAGTGTGTACGTGAACGGATGATTATAGAACGCCATATCGCACGTTCCATAATAGCAATCCGGGCCGCCGAACCCATAGATGGTGTCAAACGAACCACCCAAATCCAGCAATGCAGTTACTCGATTACCCGGACTTACTGTGCCGTGACTCGCTTGGTACGTTGTTGTTGTTTGCGCGAACGACGCTGCCGATAGCAGCAATAACATCAGAGAGAGGGCCGATTTCTTCATTTACTTCCTCCTTAGTAAATTCTAGAAAGCCAATAGACAATCAAGAACCAAGCTTTAAGTAGGAGGATTACAACTAATTGGAGTCGTTGACGGGCATTCATGATACTTTTACCTGCCAACTTACCCCGATATACCTTGTCTCAAATCCACCTTTCTTCAACTCAATTGCGCGCTCAGGAGTCACTGAACGCCACATATGCCCAAGTCCCGCCCTTCGTGGCTCACTTACTAACTTCCCCGAAGGGGCATCCTTAGCACTTAGTCGGGATGCAATCCCCATTGGACGCATTAACTTTCGTGCCCCTAAGTCACTGCACAACTTATCAAGCATCTGAAAGCGCTTGCGCATTTCAATGCCATCCACGCGCCAAAGATTACCGGGGATCGCAGCCGCCAGCGTTAGTGCTCGAAGTCGTGAATAATGCGATTCAATAACTTTGTTAGCCACCTCGAATCCCTCTTTGGTGGCAAGAATGCGACTAGCACACGATGTGCATTCCTCAGGATAAGCACCAAACACAGGACTAACAGGCCTACCGCAAGTAGTGCCATCGGAGAACTCCCTGCTACAACCTATAGCTTTTGAAGGCATCACTCTCTGCGAGGACATGTGCCACCTCCTTCAGAAGCTTCAATTGGTCATAGGATACCTTGCCATGAATCTCATGCGCGGTGCGAATGGCTACGAATTGCCGCAATGCATCTGGACTACCATGCGCAAGCGCACGCTGGATTAGATCATCCAACGCTTGCTGGTCATCCTTGCTCAGTTGATAACCATTCACCCGATGTTGGTGGTGCAGTTTGTTTTCCAAGGTGGCATTCGCGGCTTCTAGCTGCGCTGCCTTTGCAAGTAATTGCTCCCGATTCAATTGCTCTTGCACGTGCCCTCCTTTGTCTACCCCATTCCTTGCGCTGCCATGCAAGCCAGCGTTTGTGGAAATTTGCGCTCATCGGCGTTGCGACCCACGTCATAAAACCACGTTTCCGGCGCATTAGCGCCTCTGTGAGTGACTTTTTTGCTTGCGGTGACCCTTGGGCCTCACCCGCAAATCGCTGATTTAGAATAACCTTATGGCACTTGGAGCGAAAAAATTACGCGCCAAAGCGCGTAAAATTTACACCTTATTGTTGTTGCACGTTTCGTGCCAAACGCGCAAGCGCCCTATTTTCAAGCACTTGCGCAATTGGCTGCAAACTTGCGGCTTCAGCGCCCGCACGAAATCAACAGAACATCCCCGAGCTTCCTTGCGGTAGGATCAGCACCATTCGTGCACGATATACCTACCTCCGTTAGGGAGAACTTGCTGACCTTGTAGATTGGCTTTGGCTTGCAGGTATCACACTGTGCTTTACCCGCGACTGAAGAAAGTAGCAATACTGCTGCTGCAATTGCAATACGCATTTGCCCTCCGGTATTTGACAACATGATACGAACCCCCTTCTAGGCTGAAGGGAGGGGGTATGGTCACCAACATTCCCCTCCAATTCCGCTTCAGCCATGTAATGCATCCGAGCCGGGAACATGGCGAATACGGGTATCGGGGGGACTTTCACCCCCCAGTCTTTTTCGCGTGAGAAGTAACCGTACTCTATCACCACGGCTCGAATCTTGAATTGGCACAGTCTGCACTAGGCGGCACTTCCTTCAAAGGAAAGGACATAAATGTGCCGATTGTCAAAGAACTTGCAGTAGCATGTGCCAAACTTGCGGGCAGCAAGGGAGTGTCCAGATTGCTGGTCTTGTCTTGCTGCCCTGTCCGCAATCTCATGCTGCCGGGGCTGCTGGCAACATGATTGGGGAAGATGTTAATGCCTGCGGAATGAACTCACTCTTTCCATCCCACCTCTCGATGACCGAGCGATACTCCGTCTTCTCATCGTTCGACAGGGACTTCCAGAACGAGGTAAACTCAGGCAGACTTATTTCCCCGCGTGTTCCTGACAGGAACTTTCGCAGGGCGTTGATTGGGTTTTCCATTCTTGCCCTCCTTGGGCTTAGGAGGATATGGTTCATACCCCCCTAGGTCTGAATACGAGTGCGTATCCGCATTGGGTTGCTTACGCGCAGTCATAAGGCGGGGCTAAATGCCCTCGCCTATCACCTACCGAAGATCAGTTGTCGTTTCGTTTCCATGCTGGACATGCATCCCTCAGGATGTAATATGCCCAAAGCTGGTCGAATACCACGTTCAGGTATTCTCTTGAGACATTCGTGAACAGCCCCTGTGCGGCTGCCACGTGAATCATCTCGATACGTTCGTCCATTCTGGCCTCCCGAAGCCACGCAATGTCACGAAGTAATTCACCCCGTCCATTGCAGTAATGGTGATCTGCTTGGCAATTGGTTGCGTTGCAGATACGTTTTGAGAGGCTGGCATTCCCACTCGCCAGCCAGTATCAATCAGGGGTCTATTGGGTTTCATTGTAGCCCTCCCCTATGACCGCGTGCTCCATTCCACCCTAGGCAGCACCCCCTTGCGGGGGTTGCGCCACTACTCCGTTGGTGCGGTGAACTGCGAATCTGCCTTCAACTTCAGGGGTTTGAAGGGATTCGGCTGGTCATCAGCCACTGGCGAATCAACACGCGATTGGATTGCCGTGTTGTACGCCTTGATGAATCGCCCAATCGCGGGAACTAGGGGCATTAGCTGCTCCCATTGCGACGTGTAGAGCGAAACACCATACCTGCCAAAGCCAGTTACGGACACCGTGCCATTCCGGCCAATCTTGATCCCGAACGTGCCTTGCTCACTCGCTCGCTTTTCCGCCTCTGCCTTCTCTTGGGTCAACTTGGCATTGGCTGCTTCCATCTCTGCGATGCGCTTGAGTAGTTGCTCCGTGGACATGTTGGGAGTGATTGTGGTTGACATTGTGGTTCTCCTTGGGTGCAATGCCTGTCTCGACTACGCCTTGCGTGGACTGGCTGTGCTCCCTAGGGAGGAACGGATGCGGCCTATGGCCGCTATGTTGTTGTGAATGAACGACTTACGCCGCACTCGGCGGCACTTGGTCACTTGCGCGTTTTGCGCCAAACCGCTAACTCGTTTGTTTTCAACAATTGGCCACTTAGTTGCTCGGCGCAAATCGAGTAAATTCGGCGTGTAAATCTTACACACCCGTGTAATTTGTGCGCTCTGCGCTCTTGGGCGTGCGTGCACGTGCGGGCGCGCACATATGTGCTCTAGACTGAAGCACGTAGCGTGGATTCAAGCGTAGCTTGGTTTAAGCTATGATCAAGGGGGGTGGCCAATATATTGGGTGACCACCGTCTCTTGACAAATTTTTACAATTTTGCACATAGTGTCACGATCGTTTATCTTAAGTTCTTTGTTTTGTGCGCACTAAAAATGTCTCTCTTTAGGGTACCCTTATTATCAAATAAAATATAATAATATAATACATATATAATAATGATATAAAAATTCATTAATTCGGGTTTTGGGGGTTTTTGGTATTTTGGCTAATATGATAATTAGGGGCCCCAAAAGAGAGACATTTTTAATTGCTACTGAACAAAGGAGTTAGTATAAACGATCGTGACACTTTGGGGATGCTTCATTCTAAAGGAGTTAATATAAACACCTCCCTAACCGCTTGCGGTTAGGACACTTCCATTTAACTTTCCATGTGACCCTAAGCCCCATCTTCAGCCTAAAAGGGGGTTCGGACCATAGAATTTCTTGTCACAAGTAGGTATTTGCAATGGTCTAATGTAGTGAAATGGCAAAAACCACCGTTTCCCCTCGTCACTGCCCTGCATGGTTTGTGCAGGTAGCCGAGGAGATGGTCCGAAATAACTCTGCCCTGAAGTCCGCAGCGCTAGATTTGGGGATCGAACTTGATCCAATCGAGGCCGAGCGCATCGGGAAGCGAAAAGACTTTCAAGAGATCCTCCGGGTCGAGAGAAACAAGTTCCATGCCGCAGTCGCGAACGATCCGACACGCACGAAGTCTACCGCAATTGGGATGCTTTGGTTGGCTGCCGAGCGTCTGGAGCGCGAAGGTGAGCACGAAAAGGCTGCAGCAGTTCTAGAAAGGATTTGTAAGGTCGAAGGATGGGCGGGAGCAGACACGAACGTGAACGTCTTCGGGACCCTGACGGGCAAGGAATTGACGGAAGCGCGCGAGAGAATACTCCGAACGCTGCCTCAGTCGACAACGCAGTCGAATCTCTCAAAAGGTTCGATCCCGTCCAGCAACTAGCAATCGTCAGCGCGCTTGAGAAGCGCAGGCATGACGAACGCTTTGTTGCTTATTGGGAACCTCAGGAGCAGCAAAAAGAGCATTTCGCCAAGTTCACCAAGGATATTAAGATCTTTGGGGTGCTTGGGGGAAATCGGTCTGGAAAAACCGAAGAGGGCGCTTTCATCACCCTCGCGTGGGCTCTTGGCAAAGACTTCTTCGTAGGCGAACCTGCCTATGAATACATAAAGGATTTGCCAATTCCAGCCCCGCCAAACAATATTTGGGTGGTGGGACTGGATTACGGGCTCTTGAAGAACGTAATCTGGCAGGAAAAGTTTAGAACAGGCAGAGGGCATCCTCCACTTCTTCCTCGTGATCCCAAGGTAATCACGAAAGTGATCGACGGGGAGTTTCAGGTATACTTCGCAAATGGCTCAATCCTCACCGGAAAGTCTGCGGACGCCGGGCGGGAAAAGTTTCAAGGTGCTAGCATTGACCTCGCGTGGATCGATGAAGAGTGCGAGGCTGACGTATTTGATGAAATCTATCAAAGAACGGCGGATTGCGCTGGAAAGATTCTACTCACGCTTACGCCATTGGTAGATATTGCCTCCGGAGTCCGGACTCCTTGGGTCTTCGATCTCTTCGAGGAAATGAAAGAAGGGCGCAAGGACATTGAGTTCGTAAAGCTGAGTGTCCTCGATAATCCCTATGTCCCGCAGGAGGAAAAAGACAAACTTGTTACTAAATGGGGAGGACATTTCGAGGAAGCTGCTAGACTCTACGGAGACTTCATCCAACGAAGCGGCCTTGTGTACAACCTCTGGGACGCTGCCGTGCACGTGGTTGATCCAATTAAGATTCCTCGGGACTGGCGACGAATTGTCTCAATTGATCCCGCCGCTACAGGAACTACTGCCGCGATTTGGGCTGCGGTGGAACCCGGGAATAACAATCTCCATTTGTACCGAGAATACTACGAGTCCAACAGAATAGTTTCAGAACACGCAAAGTCGATCCTGCTCCAAAACGGGGGTGATCCAATTGATATTTGGCTCCTTGACCCGAAGTGGGCATCACAGCGCAACAACGAAACACACAAGACGGGGCTCCAACTTTATCGAGAAAACAATATTCCGGTGCGCGCGGCTTCGGTCAACTACGAAGACTATGGTCTCAACGCCGCTCGTGAATATATTGCGGCCAATCTTGATAGTGCATCACGGCACCCCAAGGTATTTGTCCATAAGGGACTCAAGAATTTCAAGTTTGAAGTCGAGCATTATGTCTGGGATACCTTTGGAAAGGGTCAGATGCGTGGGTTGAGCAAGGATAAGCCCATGAAACGCGATGACCAT